GTAATTGACCACAGCATGACATGCATAATTCATATCAAATCCGTCATAGGTATTGGGCACTGGCCTCGGAGTTTCCAAGCGTACCCCAGCAGGCAATTGGGGCAAATTCAATCTTGATCTAGGATGTGGTCTTACCATGATAGGACGGTCACTTGCAGCTTGAATTTTGCTTATACAATCTAGCACCCAGGATTCTTGACTTGCAAGTTCTTGCACTTGTAAACTGCGACTGTGCTGTGCTGCTATCACAATGTTAGGGTTGGGCTTGTGGTTGGTTGACAATTTTACACCCAGTTTGGCCGGACGATCCAGATCTAAATCTTGTGTGTGCCCATAGTAGCCTTGTGCGGTCACGTGATTGACTGAGACTTTCCAGGTCAGCCCACGATGCAATGCACCAACTTCCACAACGATAATAGGACGATTTGATTGCCGATAGTGTTCATACACCTGCTGGTTGGCTCGCATGCGTCCATTCCACAACACAGACCAAATGATTGCAGCGTCTGTGTCCCAGGAGTTAGCCACAGTGGTCAATCCGTTGGCATGCAATGCTGCCAGTATGGCCGACATCACTGGGGGACTGTTCCCTGCTGATTGAGAGGGAAAATAAGATAGGGTTTTTATGCTCACTAAATATCTGATGAAATACTGTGTAGTTACCACTTTCAATGCCGCTGGTTACGAAAAATACGGTCGACGCATGATCCAAACGTTCTTACGCACCTGGCCTGCAGACGTACAACTAGTGGTATATGCTGAACAATGTGCAGTTCAAGAACATGCTCCTAATTTATTGATACGCGATCTTGAATTGGCCAGTCCTGAGCTGGTGGCATTCAAAAATACCTGGAGAGATGTTCCCAAAGCCAATGGTGATGTCAGCAACGATCCTGCTCGAGCACGCCGCAAAGATTCAGGCAAAGGGTTCAAATGGGACGCTGTTCGATTTGCTCACAAGGTCTATAGCATTTTTCACTGTGCAAAAAACACACCTTGCGATTGGTTGTTGTGGATGGATGCTGACACCATTTGCCATAGTGCTATCACACAGTCCGATCTTGACAGACTGTGCTTCAGTTTGGTTGATCTGTGCTTCTTAGGGCGCAGCCGCAAATATACTGAATGTGGATTGTATGCAATGAGATTAGCAAGTCCTGCGATCCAATCATTTTTACAAAAATTTCAAGCGGCATATGATCATGCCGAAACTGGAATTTTTACCCTGGATGAATGGCATGATAGTTTTGTGTTTGATGCTGTGCGAAAACAATGCAATCTGATCGAATTAGACTGGAGCAGTCATTTGATCTCTGGTGAAGGACATCCCTTGATCAATAGTGATTGGGGTGCATACCTAGACCATCTCAAAGGCGACAGAAAAGACCAGGGGCGCAGCAGGCGATCTGATTTAAAAGTCCATAGAACTGAAGCATACTGGCAATGAACTGGATCTGTCTAAGTAAAAATGGCGAGGACGAGTACATTGACATGTTTGCTCGCGGTGCTGGTCTGGAACCCACTGCATTAGAAACATGGAACTACGAGGACAGCATGAATCCGTTGATCTTGCGTGGTATCATGAAACACAAAATAATCAAACGCTGCTGGCAAGACAAGCGATTCTTCTGGTACATGGATTCCGGTTACCTGGGCAATCGTCCCAGCATCAAAAACCCTTATGGATGGAAGCACTGGCACCGCATAGTGCCCAATGATCTGCAACACGATCAAATCATACCACGTCCTGCTGATAGATTGCAACGATTAGAATTGTACATGCGGCCGTATCATCAACACAGTCGTGACATATTGATTGTGGCACCTGACCACAAGCCTTGTGCATTTTACGGATTTGAACTGGATGACTGGTTGACCAATGTCAAAAATGAATTACAAATGTACACTGACCGTCCGGTGAAGATTCGTGAACGTCCAGCCAGCAGAATGGATCGTAAAACACAGCGAGCCGAAGATTGGTTGGCTGATGTACATGCTGTGGTCACATTCAACAGCACAGCAGCCACCGAAGCTATCCTAGCAGGCGTGCCAGTGTTTACTACAGCACCTTGCAATGCTGCCAATCCCATGAGCAATCACGATCTTTCCAAAATTGAAGAGCCGTGGTTTCCCACAGATGATCAACGCCATGCTTGGCTTTGCCATCTTGCATATGGACAATTCCATATAGACGAATTTAAAAATGGTATGGCATATCGCATATTGAAACAAACACAGGAGATGATAAATGGCTGAACATTATGGATGGCACTTTCCGGATTTTGAAACACACTTTCCCAAGATGCTGAAGAAAAGCGTGGACAAGGGTCTACTGCCCGAATATCAAGTGGCAGTTCGCAAACGCAGCATTGAACTTTGCAAGTCTCGAGGAATTGCCCTGGACATTGGTGCCAATGTGGGACTGTGGAGTCGAGATCTAGTGAAGAATTTTGCCAAAGTTATTGCATTTGAACCAGTGGGATTGTTCAGAGAATGCTTGGAAAAAAATGTGTCGGGTGATAATTTTTTCATCAGTCCAATGGCACTGGGAGATCAGGACAGCAAAGGAACCATGATCATCACGGAAGAAAACAGTGGTCACAGTCATCTAGATCCTGCTAGCATGGGCACCGGTGATGTTCAAATTGTACGACTTGACAATCTAAACTTGCAAGGTATAGACTATGTCAAGATCGACTGCGAAGGCTATGAATATCGTGTGTTGCAAGGGGCAGAAGAAACAGTCAAACGTTGCCGGCCCATCATGGTCATTGAACAAAAACCACACGATGCTTACAGCAAAGATTACGGACAATTTGCTGCTATCAAGTTGTTAGAATCCTGGGGCATGATTAAACTGGATCAAGTGAGAGATGATTGGATCATGGGATGGCCGTAAGTTCTTATTACAAAGAATCAGTCAGGCTGGGTACTGAGTTTCAAAAGAACAACAAGAACTGGGCTGGGTATGACGTGGTCAAGTATCAGAAAAAGATCAAGGACCTAGTAGATCATTACGGAGCCAAAACCATATTAGACTATGGCTGCGGCAAGGGATTGCAGTACACGGAAAAGTTGCCATATGGCGGTGGAAGAGGTCATGAATTACCTGAAGAACAATGGCAAACATTTGATGAATACCTAGGGGTGACTGTGTTCAAATATGATCCTTGTGTGGCAGGGCTTGATCGTCTGCCAGAAAAAAATATAAAATTTGACGGTGTTATCTGTACGCAAGTACTGAATAGCATACCCGACGATGACATGCCCTGGGTGCGAGAAGCTTTAGAGAATCATGCTACAAAGTTTTGTTTCATTGGCCTTAATTTCCAAAGAGAAGCCAAAGAAAAAAAGACCATGTACGACTCCGAATACTTTCGCGAACCTCGTACTAGAGAATTTTTTCGTCGCTATTATCAAGACTGGAAAGGTAGCGATTTGTTTTGGTGGTTTAAAGATCGCGAGTATTATCCTGAATGGATTAATGATCAAATAACCGGTGCCTGGACTGATATTCCGTCAAAGTGGACTGGTAAGTACAAATATATAGAGGTCAATCACAGATGATAATCAATCAAGACTACAAAGATCAATTAGCTACCATGCACAGTCAAGGCAGATTCAGAAGAGGTAGCAAAATACTATCTACAATAAATCCTTTCCTTAAACAATATCAACCTACAAGCGTATTGGATTTTGGCTGTGGGCACGGTGAGCTGATTCGAAGCATCGCCGAAGCATATCCGGGCACAACCGTAGATGGTTACGACCCAGGTAATGTTGATCATAATGAAATGCCTGCTGAATCATTTGATTGTGTGGTCAGTGCAGATGTGTTTGAACATATCGAGCCTGAACATTTGGATCAAACATTGCAGTTGATTGGTCAGAAGATGCTGCGTGTGGGCTGGTTCCGTATTGCATGTTACCCAGCCAAAAAAATATTACTTGATGGACGTAATGCTCATCTCATAGTGGAACAACCCAACTGGTGGCGAGAGAAGCTGTTAAAAAACATGTCCATTGAAATTGTGTATGAAGATATCAGCGTGTTTGACAAGAGCTACAAATGGCCGCATGTCAAAGGCTGCAATTACGACGTGACTGTGCTGCGAGTCAAGTAAGGCAGGAACTTTTTATAGATACTGCCTTGTTTGGCATCTTCATCGCTCCAGTGAGCTGCTGCTAGATCATTGATCCACTGCTGCCGGTCATATTGGTCAGGTGACTCAATCTTGGCAATATCCTGGTTGGCCACAGCCCAGCTTACACAGCTGACGTCATCAACAAAAATTGGTATGCCTGCACAGGCTGCTGCCACACTGGCACTGCTGTTGAAGAACACTGCGGCATGCGCTTGTTGAAGATTGTCAGTGAGTCTAGCTGCTGTGGGTTCCAGCACCTGCACACCCAGTCGAGTTTGATAGTGTCTGGTTTTGAACTGTAAAAAATCCGTAGGTTTATACGCACCCGGATGAGGTCTTACCATGATAGTGCGATCGGTATATTTGCGTATATCGGAAATTTTTTGTTGTAACCACACTAATGGATCTAGGGTTTTCATAGCAAATCCTCCATCACGTTGCATACAGATCAACACATGCCCGCCTGGATTGTTTTGTGGCGGTGCTAGTGAAATTCCCAAGGCTTGGCTGATCTCTTGCCATTTGCTGCTGTCGCTGTTGTGATTGGCATATTGTGCTCGATCATAAAAAGGACCGTCCAAACTGTATCTCAAGTAGCTGCTGGCATTGTCTAGGTATTTCCAGCAGCTGGCATCGATGCACATGGTATGATTGCCATGTAGTCGTTGTTGAGCTATGATCTCTTTACGTAATGCTATGTTGGCACCGCCGGTGTTGGTGGTAGCCCAGCCCAGTATCACTGCCAGGCGACTGGGCGTGTACTTGTGTGATGTTTCGAGCACAACCGAGTGGCCACTGTTGGTCACTCCAGCTGCAAAACTTTCAAGACACTGTGTTTTTCTGATGTGTTTTTTGAAATTGGCCACACTGGACACATAAACTACTACATCAACCATCGTTGAGTATTCTCCAAGCAGTACCGTCACGCATTTCTGATTCGGTAAACTGACAATAGGCCAGGTGTCTTGCCCACGCAGAGATCTCGTCGAGACTGGGACGTTTGATTGTTTCTATTTCGGCAATACTGGTGCTACAAACTGCTGCTGCGGCATTAGGCCCCAGTGTGATTGCCGGCTTGCCAAACAAGATGGCTTCGCCTGCTGCAATACTGCTGTAGGTGATCAAGCAGTACACATCTTGACTCAAGGCCATTTCTATTGTGTCATCATTTATGCGAGTGCTGCGGCCTTGCTTGCGACGTACAACAACTTCTCTATCGGTGTGTGCTCCGATCTCAGCTAGGGTTTGATTGAGCCAAGTCTCCAAGTCAATATCGTACAAATTTAATAATTTTTGGCTGGGTGGTGCCAGTAATATTTTACTACCCTCGGCTCGTACTTTTTTCAAACTGACACCGGTACCATCCAGTCGATCTGAGGGTCGCTCTCTAACTGGTCCAAAATTTTGCACGTCATTGCGTGTGATACGATGATAGTTTTTCTTTTTTCCGTTGCCAAAATAGCCAGTGTCAATGTAATAAAAATCTCTGCCATTGGCACGGCAAGTGTCAATTTGTTTGCGTTTGGTTATGCCGCGCAGCACCGCAGGTGTGTTTGTGTTTTCTTCTTTTGACCAGGTACTGATTTGGCCGCCAGCACCTTGAACAAAACTTTGTAATGTGGGGTCGTACATGTGGCCTTTCCTTTCATATCTATACTCGCTGTCCAATGCCACTACACGGTCAACTGGTAATTCAGCAATCTGCTGCACGAGAGACTGTTGTGTTACTCCGTAATATAATCCCGCAGGATCCACACGGTATTTCAAAATGTCATCAAACAGTTTTCTTATTTCCGGAACAACCATGTCTAATGCATGGGCCACTGGCAGTGGCAGCGATTCTAATTCTTCTTGATCCATTATTGATCTGTCCTTTGTTGACAGTGTTCTGTCAGGGTGCGTTCCTCATGCCAGTGTTCATTCATGGGAGTGTGTTTGAATTCATCAAAGCATGGTGTGCCCAGTGTGTAATGCAACAGTTTGGCATTGGGATTGGGCCCGTATTCGTCTGGCAACCAGTTCCATTCAGGAGGCAGCTCTCCCAGGCGGCTGTCATCTATCCAAGAAAACCTGTGCAAGAAAGCACCTGTTGATTTTTGTACAAATTCAGGATCAAGCTGTCTGTTGCGTATGGCATTGCAATTCCACAATATCACACTAGACCAGTTTTTGCGTGGATAGTCTTCGTTTGGGCTGCCTAGGTATTTTTCTTTCATTCGTGTCTTGTAGTCATGTTTGACTACCATGGCATCTTTGGTGTACTGTCTGAGATCCCAGAGTTCAGCAATATCTCCACGCACAATCATGTCGCCGTCGATGAAGATTGCCCAACCTTGGTATTCCATCAAGTACGGTACTAGAAATCTTGTATAGATAAAATGGTTTGATCCATCAGTGTGTGTTTCTGCGTAATCTCGGAACAGATTCAGTGCTACTGGCACTATGGCCACTGGGCGACTGCTGTTGCGTATGATTGAATTCACACAGGTATGATAAGCTATGGCTTCTCTAGGATCGTATCCTACAAAAATAGGAATTGGTTTCATAATCTTGTGATGTCCTCTTCTACACAATTGTCTCCGTACTGTATTTCGATCAATCGTAGTGGTTGATCTGTTTCGTTACACAGTTGATGCCATTCATTTAGATCAATCCAACTGTGTTGATGTTTTGTCAATTGGTCTTTGATATCTCGATCAGTGCCGGAATCCAGTGTGTACACTGTGGCTTCGCCCTCGGCTACAAACCAAAATTCTGCTCGTTGGGCATGCCGTTGCATGCTCAAACATGTTTTGGGCATGACAGTGAGTTCTTTGACTTTGGTGTGTGTGCCCACTTCGTGCAGCACATGATAATATCCCCAGGTTCTTTCAGTTTTCATGAAGATATTTATAGGCGTAGATTACACCTGGATATCTTCCATGCCTGCAGTTCTTAGCCGGACCACATGCCCCATCTGCCACTGTTTGGTATCTAGGCCTTTCATGATACCCAGCCAACGATTACGTAGGTATGCCACTTCGTTGATGATGGTTTCGTAATCAATAACTTCATCTTCGCCTTCCACATACTTTTCTGCATCTCTACTGGTCAAGGCACGGGCATAGCCTTCTAGATATTTTTGGAAATGTTTTCTGCGTATTTTACGCAGTTGTATGTTGAGATAGTTCAACACAGCTTCAATTTCTTGCAGCTGATTGAACCGTTGTTCGGTAATGCCCGGCAGCGCAGTGATGTTTTTTTCTACTACTCCAACAATCTTGCAGTCTTTTTTGGCATCCTCAAGCTCACGCTCGTAGTGACTGATAAAGTCTGGAATAGCAGTCAAGCTGGCTGTTACGCGACTGTACCACATTAATTTTCCCAATCGTCTTCGTGGTAATCCTCTTCTTCCTCAACTTCGTCCTCTTCAGTATAATCTTTGTCATTGTCAAGATATGCTGTGAGAGCACGTTTGATATCAGGGTCACCTTTGAAAGTGTCTTTTATATCATCTATATCACAGTCGTTGTCATACAAGATAGCCACCACTGTTTCGGCTGCTTCGTCTCGATCCACTGTGTTTACATAACGTTTGAGTTCTGACCAAATTTCACTGGCCACTGCTACTGCTTCATTCATTCTGCTGTCTCCTCGACGGTACTTACCTCTTCTTTGTGGTTAGCAAAATCTGTCATGGCACGATCCAAACAACCTTCTTCATTGGCTTCCCACTTTTTGCGGAACTTCTTGATGATCTCACCATCACTGGTCACAAACACCAGGCTGTTGCCTTCTTTCTTTAAAAGACTGCGCTTCTCCATGAGATCCACCATGCCCGAGTAAGGACTCATACCTGTCTCATAAGGAATCTTGACCTGTACGCCTTCAAAAGGTTTTGAGTAACGTGTTTTCATGATCTTGCAAGCAGCACGGATGCCCATGACGTCAGAGATCTTGTTGCCATCTTCGTCCTCTTTGAGCTTGAGTTTCTTCATGGCAACCACGATACTGCTGGCATAGATGAATCCTTGACCGCCTGAGATCTTGTCATCTGGATCAAACATGTCTTGGCTAGCGTATGTGTGATTGGTACAGACTAGACCCACATTGTAACTGCCGAACATGTTGACACAGTTACGAACCAAGGCTGTGAGTGCTTTGGGTTTACGACCCATGTCACCTTTCATGTCTCCGGCTTCGAACTGGTTAACGTCTGTGGGTGTCAACAACATGCCCAATGAGTCAATGACCCACAGCACTTTCATACGTTCTTCATCTGGCAGTGCTTTGTAATCAATCATGAATGTGGAAATAGCCTTAGCCACATCATCAATCATGCTCATGTTAAGTTTGAGCAACTTGGCCGGATCAGTATTAACACCAAGAGCATGTAACCAAGATTCGTCTAGTGCGTTTTCTGTGTCAACAAGGATGACAAAAATACCTTGCTCTTGTGCATTTTTTATAATGTTGCCGGAGCAGATGTAACTTTTGCCTGCACCCGATTCTCCAGCAAACACTGTTACCTTGCCCAATGGAATACCTTTGTTGAAGTCTCCCGAAATGAGATAATTCAATGCATGATTGCCGGTACCAATCCAATCAGTAGGGTCATTGAATCCGATACTCAAGCCTTCAATGCTTTTGGTAATGTCCTTGCGGAACTTTGATATGTCAAATGGCTTGGCCATATATGTCCTTATTGTTCAATTTTTTTACGTCTAAGAATTTCCTTTACCCGAGTAATCCGTGGCGTTGTTTTTTGTAAAAAATACACAAACATTTTGTCAGGTACTCGTGATAAGAAAAAAGGGAGGATTGCATGGATACAACTTGTAATTCCAAGCAATATTAAATACAAACCACTTAAAAATCCAAATTTTAAATGATCTGAATATTTTTCTTCAACTTGTGATAGATGTTGAAAGTTTAATTTTAACATTTTCAATCAATAATCTTTTGGGTTTCTAAGCACAACCAAGTTGGGATCTTGCAACACATATTTTATGCCATCGTTACCGTCGGTCTGTAGAGTTTCAAATTCTGGCTCACAAGCGAAATCCAACAAGACTTTTTTAATGTCGTTGGCCAATTTGTTAAACGAATCAAGCACTGGTAACTTATGACTAATTACAACAATCTTATTAGTTTCAGAGTTGTGATGTAAAATATAATCATCAAAATTAATTTGTTCTGTCCAAACAACATTCAAAATATGATCGTGCAAATCTGTCATAAAATAACCATTGATTTTTTTTCTTCCTTTGTAATGAATCTCGTTGTTTTCTTTTACTACTAGATCTGTTGTATTATAAAAGCCATCAAAAGATGTGTCAACCTGTTCCGAAATACTAGGAGTCTTTACCCAAAGATTATTTTGTTCATCAATGCGATACTCAACAAACGGACATGGTTGTCCAATATTTCTCTTGTGAAAATCGTCAAATTGAGTGTATACATCATGTACAAACACCGGCATTAACACTTCGTTGTTGCCAAACATTGATCGAATTCGTTTACCATTATTGGAAAAAAACCAGTCAGACAGACCGGGACCCAGCGGAGCTCCTCCTGTCAGCAACTCAACTCCGGCAAAATTTGGCGATAGATGAAAGAGTTCATGATCTTCAAGCAAGGTTAGAATCTGCTGAAGGGTATTGGCTTGATTTATAAACAGTCCAACGGTATCAATAACGCCTCGTTTGCAAAACATAATCAACTCAAGTATATTGGAAATACTATAGATTTTGCAACCAGCCAGAGTTGGAGATATCACCATCGCGGCAGCCATGCCAATGTGGTTAAGATTAGGATAGGCTGAAAAACTTTGGCCAGGGTAATAAAAGAAAGTACAACATTTTGATGCAGCAAGAAATGTCCTGGCTGTGTGTTTTACTTCTTTAGGAGTGCCTGTAGAAGAACCGCTGGTTTGTCCTACTAAAAAAAGAACATCTAGATCAATAATTGCTTCTTGATATCTGGGTAACTGTGTTTCTCGAAATACCTGATCAATCATAAAATATTTCTTATCGTCTTTATCAAAGAAATTTTCACAGCTTCTGCCAACTAGTACTGCATCAACTTTTTGTGATAGATTTTTTACGGCTTCGTTATTTTTTGAGCAGGTATGCACCAGTACCTTGTTTTCTAAACAGGCATAAGCCAACGCAATTGTGTTGAGATTAAGATATTCTTGTATTACAATTTTTTTAATATTATTTTTAGACAGCCAGTTTTTCCACCATTGTATGTGTTGGAGCAGGCTATCTTTGTCATGTCTATCCAAATTTAGATTGTAAACAATTGTTGACTCGTGTATTAGAGTCAACGAACTGTGTTTAGATTTTAAAAATTGATCAATTTCAGACATTAATAGCCTTGCTCTTTACAATATTACTTCTGTTGGCGTGAACGAATCATGGCCAAAATGTCCTGTGTTTTGCTGTCAGCAGCAGGCTTGGCCACAGGAGCAGCGGCTGCTGCTGGTTCGTCATCAAAGCTGTCAGCAGGTGCTGCCTTGCTTGGGGTGGCCACTCGCAATGCAGGCTTGGCAACATCTTCGTCCACATCAGCAGGTGCTGCTGCGCCGCCGGGTGCATTCACACCTGCAGGACGGAAATATTGTCCCCAACGCTCTGTATCGTAGGGTTGTCCATCTACTGATGCTTCAAACATTTCTTTCATGACCTTGAGTTCCACATCTGTGGGCTTCTTGGGCAAGAATGAGCTCAAGTCAAACAAGCCATGTGCTTCCACTGCGGTTTGTTCTGCGTCAGTCAGTGCCGATTCTTTTCTAGCCCACTTGCTGCTGTTGTAGTCAGCAAAGCCACCTTTTTGTGTTTTGCTGATGCGGAAGTCCAGACCGCGCATCATGTCAGTTGGCAATTCTTCCAACTCAGGATCCATCAACGCACCCTTGATCAAGGTGAACAGTTGAGGTCCAATAATGAAACGTCGGATGGGATTGTCTGGTGATTTGTCGTCTGCAATGGGATTCTCACGAACAAATCCTTGAAAGATATAACTGCGTTTTTTCCAGTACTTACGACCCATGTCCTCAAGGCTCTTGTCCTTGAACCAGGTACGCACTTCAGCCAAGATTGGACAAGTATCGCCCCACATCTCAACACAAGGTACTTGTACCATTACTTGTTTTGAGTCCATCTCTCCTTTGACGCCATTGAATGGCAGTCGGATCATGGCTCGTTCCGCCCAGAAGAATGTGTTTTTTGTATTGCCGTCGGGTAAAAAGCGCAAAGTGGCTGATTGACCTTCTTCCATGTTCCAATGCGGGTAAATGGATTTGTCGCCGCCTCCGGTGGATTGCCCACCTTTGTTTTCTGCTGCCTGTAGTCGTGCTCGAATTTCTGCTAAAGATGCCATAGTTTTTTCTCCTATAAAGTTGCCTATGTATGTTGCCTATCTAATGTTAGTTAGATCTAATGTTGCCTGTGCCACAAAAGAAAAAGCGCAAACACTGTAGTAGTATATGCGCTTTCTGTCTACGTGTCAATGTTATTTATGTCATTTGATTAAAGCTAATGATTTTATTCTTGCCAAAAGCGCATCACCTTCACGTGATTCAAAAGTATCAGTGGCATCGACTGGGGTCACCCGGTTGGATGGTAAAGACGGTGCTTTTTGCAAATCACTCAATGGTACCGTGCTACCCATCTGACTCTTGGCGTTGTTATCAGCATCTATACGGTTCATTGCAGCACGAAACAATGGATCTTTGGTCACGTCTGCTGACGGTGTTTTTGCCGGAGCCGGTGCCGGTGCCGACGGCACACTGCCCCACCATTTTCCGCCGGGCAGTTGGCGACTTTGAAAATATGGGTCTGTAAAACCTGCTGCTCTGTTTTGAGCTGGAGCATCGGCTTCGCTTACTTTGGTCTGCTTCATGAGATCAGCCCAGGCATCATTATCTAGACCCGGAACTGATTTCATCATGTCATCCCAGGAATTTTTATCCAATTCTCCCGGTGGCAATCCCAAATCTCTAGGTGGTTTTTTGGCACCATTGGGATTTAGAGAATTTATATAGTTGGCGTCATTCATCTTGCGATCATTTGGTTCTGCTTCATTGCCATATTCATCGCTGTAATCATAACCACCTTGGCCGTCGTGTGCTTGGCCTTTGGGCATGTCGGGATTTAGAGAATTTATATAGTCAGCATCATTCATTCTACGATCATTTGGCATGTCAGCTGTGCCGGATCTAGCAAGCCGTGCAGTTTCTGCATCGCTTTGATCGGGTTCTTCATCTTGGTAGTTCGAACCGCCCTGACCAGCATGTGCAGCACCGGGGGTACCAAACGATGGTGTTACATCTGCTGCAGACGACTTGTCTTGCCCGGTCATTCTGGCCAATAGATCGTTAGTGGATTTTTGCAAGGAAGAACGGTTACCTGCTTTGTACATACCAGCCAGTTTCATCAGTCGTTGAAGATGATCGTTTGATCCAAAATCACCAGGTATCTGTGGATTCATCATGCTTGGTGGGGTAGGAGGTGTAGGTGCAGTTGGTGGTGTAGGTGGCGTTGGTGCTGTTATGCCCATGCCTGATATACTTGGCATTGTGGGCATAGTAGGCATAGTAGGCATAGTAGGCATAGTAGGCATTTGCGGCATTGATCGAGTCTTTGATGCTTCATCTATGCCATAAGCGTCCTTGATGCGATCTTGATTGCTTTGCATGCTTTTTTCTGCATCAAAGGCTGCGCCTTGACTTCGTGCTGCTCGGGTTGCCTGCGGCGAAGGTGCTGCGCCGCTGCCTCGCGGCCCGGCGTAGTCCCAACTAGATTGTTTATCAGCCTGACTTTGCATTTGTTTTCTAACGCCCTGAACAGTTTGTTGTTCATCTGAAGTATAAGGTGTGCTTGGACCACGACTCTTAAAAACTGGTTGCTCGTAGTCAGACACAACTTTGCCGGCTAGACTGGGAGTCATGGTTCCTGCTTGTTGAACGCCTGCATCTGGATATTTTGAAACTGCACGTAAGTTATCCATTTTGGACACTGGGTCAGGAGCAATTTTCATGTTGTTGAACATTTTTTGGCCTTCTGGACCTATTTTAAACACATTATTGTCATCTGCTGCTCTGGCTATGTTTTTAAATGCTTTTGACAAAATGCCTTCATTTGTTTTGTCATCTTCGGCCAGTTGGATACCTGTGGACAAAATGTCTTCGTACATGCCTTGCGACCAGCATTCGGCTAGACCATGCACAGGACAAAAGTGTCCTTCCATTGTGGAGTTGCATTGGGTTTCGGCGAGTGGCGCCGGTCTGCCAGCGAGTCCGCGAGTGCCCACTTGACGCATCACTTGGCCCACAGTCTGACCGTCGGGTTGATGTCTGACATAATGATGGAATGAACTGGCAACATCACCTAAAAAATCTTTATCATAATTTAATGTATAATTTGCAGACTTTGGTGTCATGTTCAGGGCAATCATTTCGTCATAAACAGCATGACGAAATTGTTCAGAGTTTGCATCCAAATGTGGTTGTTGTTGTGCTAGTTTTTGGCCAATTTTTTCATATGTATATTCACTGGATTCTTCAATGCGAGCTTCTTCCAGTTTCATTCCAGACAAGTGACGCATGCGTTGCAGGCTTTCAAAGGCAGCGATATTGTCAGCTTCTGACATACCTCGTTGACTTTTTGATTGTTCCCATTGGTCATATACTGTTTCATAGGCACTATATAATGTATCAATTTCGGGTATGCTAAGATCATACTTGTCAGGGAAATCACCTATTGCTGACATTGCTTGGTCAACAGAATCGTTAAATTTATTGTTTCTAATTCCGTATTTTGCTATATTGTACCAGGCTGTTTTGATAGGATTGCCATAGTGGCCAACCTTTGCCCAGTTGACTAGTTCTCGTAGACCCAATTCAACTGGTGGATTTTCACCGGCCATTTTTTCATTGTATGCAGCCAATCTTGAGACTTGTTCTTCATGCGAGCCTTCCGCCACAGCTTGTTGGTCTGATTCTGCGTTGGTCTGGACTAATGTCCAGTTACCGTCTTGGCCTTGATATATGTAATAATTGTAATACTTTGGATTCTTAAAAACAAATATTGCCTCGCCTCCTGAACCGGGACTTTCTCGGCTATATGGTCCCAGACCTAGCTCTGCAATTTTTGCGTTGATAGCATCTGGTGTTCCTTTGGCTATTTCATTACGGCCTTCCGCCATGGCTTGCTGCGGTTGGGCGTCCATATCTGGTGCAGAACGATCAGGCATCTGTATGCCCAGTTCTTGCAATCTGCGTTGCACGTCGGTGTCGTCCCACACATTGGCCCGTGGGTCTTGTGCAGCCAATGCATCAATGCGATCAAACAACTCATCGTCGCCGATCAAGTCATACAGTTGTTCTGTGGCATTGGTACCATCGGGTCCCACAATCAATTCACCACTCATGAGCTCTTTGAGTCGGGTCATTTGCTCAGGAGTTTCTGGCAGGCTCCAGGTGCCTTCGGTAACGTTGTTTACCCAGTTTTCAAAAATTTCAGCTTCTTTCATTTCGCGTCCTTGTTGTATTTTTGCCAACAGTGGTAGAGCTTGCTCAATCCTGTCGTCAATGGTCTGTTCTACGAACAGTGTTTTGATATCTTCTACCAATTGGTCTTGTTCTGTGATATTGGCCGGATGCCATGATTCAAAATAAGCCGTGTAGCCACGCGGGCTGCTCAGTCGCTTGATGCTTTCTCTCAAGGACTTGTAGTAGGTTTGAGCACCTTGTACCACGCTTTGTTTGACACCTTCTACCACACGCCCTTGGCTGGCACGGTTGAAACGAGCCAGCACCTTGAGCTCGGTGAC